GCCAGCACCGACTTTACTGAAGTGACCTTCCCCTTCTGATTCACCTGCCCGGCCACCTCGCCAGCCATACCGCCCACAGCCTGCACACCCAGCTCGCCAGCCCATTGCACAGCCTTGCCCATCACCTTCTTCGCTGGAGACGCAAAGAGCCGCCCCCCGATTGCTGTCATCAGACCATCCACGATCCCGATCGGCACCGCCTTACGTTCCGCAGAAGCCCGGATCTCCGCCACCGTATTCGAGTCCAGCAGCGCATTCTTCATCGCCGTCGCATTCGTGATGTCCACCCCGGATTCCGAGAGCGCATCCAGAAACGCCCCTGAATACTCCGCCGCATGAGAAGCCAGCATTGCGCTCTCCGCGAACCCGGCACTTCCACCAACCAGCGCACCCGGCACCACCATCGCCGCCGCTCCGGGAGGTCCACCGCCCACCATGCCCGCCGTGGCAGCTCCCACCATGCCCTGCGCCGCACGTTCCGGCACCTTGCCAATCGTATCCAACTGCGTCCGGGCCATCGTCCCCAGGCTTTCCGCCGTCAACTGCGCCAGATTCCCGATCGGATCCCGCACAAACGCATCAAAACTCTCCCCGGCTTCCACCCCATCATCCCAAGTCTTCTCAAAATCCTCAGTCCCTCGCAGAGCCGCGATACGTCGTTGACGCCTCGCGATCCCTTCAGCATCCATCACCCCGTGCGACATCTCCACCGCCGTCTCGCCCGACATCCAGCCCCGTTGAGCCGCCCGCTTCACTGCATCAAAGAACCCCTCCGGCCGCTCCGAAGGATCCAGCTCGAAACCTTCCGGGATAAAAGATCTCGCATCCGGCGGAGCATCCAACACAAAGCCCTCTGGGATCAAAGCCCTCGCATCCTGCGGCACATTCAGAGCCAGAGCATCCTGCCCCTCCAGATCCACCCCACCCTCCGGAGACACCGCCATCGCCCGCCGCACTACCGGCTCCGCAGGGGGGATTGATTGATCATTTACCGCTTGGATTGTCGATGCCGTCAGATTCACCGGATCCGCTGGCAAAGTCCGCACCTCTGGCAGATCCGGTTCCAGCAAGGCATTCAGCGAAGCCCGATCCCCCACCGTCACAAACCCTTTCGGCACCTCATCAAGACGCGGAGCCGCATTCAGCACAAAACCATCCGGCAGCCCAGCACCCACCCCGCCCGCGCGAGGAAGCGGCGCATCCAGCACAAACCCCTCAGGGACATTCATGGCACCACCCGCCACGCCGAGCCATCCCAGCGCATCACCTTGCCCGTTCTTGGATTCGTGGCCGTCTGGCCCACCGCGATCCCGACCGGCCCGCCGCGCCCAGAGCCATCACTCCGGGAATCCGGTTCTGTCGGCGCGGCATCATCAAACTGAGAGTAAGGGTTGAAGGGCACCTTCTTCACCGGCTGCACCGCATTTCCCGTTATCGGATCAACCAACGGCACATAGCCACCTGAACCCGCATCCCACTGCAAGATCCCCGAATCCGAATTGATCGTCTTCGGAGCCGTTCCATCCGCCTTCGGCTGCCTGAGCGGCACAATATTATTATCACTGCCAAAGATGAACGGCAGAGACTGCCCCGGATTATTCGGATCCGGCACATTCAGCACCTGGCCCGTGCGATCTTGCGCCTGTTGAGCCGCGGCCAGTCCGGCCCGCAACTCATACTCATGATCAATCAGCCCCTGCCGTTGCTGAAGCTTTATCGCCTCATCCGCCACCGCGAGCGCCCCCGCCAGCTTATCCGGATCCTTGATCTTCGAGAGCGCATCCAGCTGATCAGGAGGCATCCCCAGAGCGCCATAAGCCTCCAGCTTCCCCAGATTATTCCGCTGCTTCGCGACATTCTCCTGATACATCTGCCCAGCCTGGCCTACCACTTGGCCCACAGCCTGCATCCCCTGCATCAGCTGCTGCTGATTGATCTCCTTATTCCTCTGGCCCATACGGGCCTCCATTTGCAGACCGTCGAAGATCATCGACGGGGCTGCCTGATTAAATACCGGTTGAAATGCCATAAATTAAATCCCTTTCATACTTCATCATTCATCTTTCATCATTTTCCTAAGAGCTTCCCAGATACCCCGCGAGGCCGCCGGCCACGCCGCCGATCGCGGTGCCCCAGCCCGGCATGATCGCCGTTCCCGCCGCCGCACCAGAAGCCGCGCCCGAGAGCGCACCGCCCCAGGGATTACTTCCGCCCCCCTGGCCCAGGCCGCCATACTGCTGCGCCAGCCCCATGTTTTGTTGATTGTAATACTGGCTCCACGCCGCGTTATTATTCGTGTTGGCGAGATCCCCGCCATAGCTCAATCCCTGTCCCATGATGCCGCTAGGATCCGGAGTCCGCACCCCTTGGATAAAGCTCTGCGTCCCCTGCACCTGATTATTCGAAGGCATCCCCAACATCTTCATCGCCGGATCGGTCGAATCATTTGCAGACACTGCGCTCCCCAGGTAGCCAAGTTGCTGGCCCCGAAGACCCTCTACGGTCACCGCAAAATTCCTTCGATCCGCCTCACGCGCCGTCCCCATTCGATTGCGGTTGAGGATCTCCGCTGCCAGCGTGCTTGGTCCCGTGGCCATCCCTCGCTGCGACGCGCCCACCCGGGCCGCCTGCGTGGCGTCCCGTTCCTCCTCCGGGCTCAGCATCCGGCCCAGAGCCAGATCGCTCGATGCCTGCCCTTGCAGTTCATCATACAGCCCCGTATTCGAGGCCAGTGCATTCATTTCCGCAAGGCGGGAATACAGCTCAGGATTGGAAGTCGCTGCCGCCGCCCGGGCATCCGGCCCCTGGGTCCTCAGAAAATCAATCGCCGCCGTCCGGTCATTCCCCGTCTCCGTCCGTTGCAGTTGCGCCATCATCGGCACATCCGTGGGCAGTCGGCCCATCTGATATTCCGTCAGCTTCTGTTGCCCCTTCACATAGGCGTTTTGCTGCATAGAAGCCAGTTGGCCCAGATACGGGATCAGATCCCGCATCTCTGCGCCCATGTCCCGAGGTGCCGGTTGAGTTGCCATGATATTTATCCCTTGATTTCTTGTGCAACCAAAGAAGATCCTCTTTTACTGCCAAAATAGGCAGTCGATCCGTCATTAACATAATAAGTGGCGCCATTTACTCCAAATCGAATTTTGTATGTAATCGGATCCGTCGTTGACGGCGAATCCATAAACGCAAGAGTGAGATTTTCAACCACCGACGCATTTCCTGTCGCGTATCGAGAGGTCACCGCGATGGCATCCGATCCTGAATCACGGAACAACGCCAACACCATCGTTTTCCCGGCATTTGCGGAAACCATGAAATTCGCCTGAATTAGCACAGTGTTTGAATCCGCCGCAGGCGTGATAGTCACAGTTAAAATTTCGGTCCCCTCCGAGTTCTGAGGGATCGTATTATCAAGCGGAATATCCGTCGATCCCGATACCTGAGTTTGAGATTGCGAATTTTTGACTTGCAGCACCGAGCCTGCCGGTTGCACCGCCGTCAGCAGATTCGCCTTCGTCACTCGCTTCAGCGCCGTCGCCGCCGAGTCCCAGATCAGAAACTCATCCGCATCCACCAGGCTCGTTTTCGCCGTCTGGCCATGCACCGTCCCCGCCGTTAGCAGCCCCAGCAGATTTTCACGCGTCATTCGTTTCAGAGCCGACGTCGCCGAGTCCCAGATCAGAAGTTCGTCCGCGTCCACCACCGTAGTTTTCGCCGTCTTCCCGCTGATCGCCGCTGGTGCCAGCGTCGCGTCCTCGATCGCCGTATTCAGCCGGGCCGCCGTTACCGTTGACCCATTCGCCCAAGTATATCCTGTCGTTAAATCACTCATCAGTCATTCCCCCCACATTGTGTTAAAATTTCTCTCTCCATTATACCAACCTCATGCAACCGTCCGCCCCCGCATCGACGGCCGGGCCGTTGCCACCTCCACCGCACAGTTTCGGAGCGTCCAGCGCCCCGGCACCGAATTCCGAAATCTCAGCTTGAGGTTGTGCCCCGGCCGGCGGATCGGCATCTTCCAGGCATAGTCCTCCATCTCCGCGCCTTCATTCTCGAGACCAGCCAGCGAGGCCACCACATCCGGTTCCGCCAGCACCGCATCCAGCCCCACCGCGCTTGCACCCTCCAGGCGCACATTCACCGTGCTTCGGAGCCACCGCTTCGGTCCCATATCCTTGAGCCAATACGCCCGCGTCATCAGCTCCGCATCGATCGGCACCACCTCAGAGCCGTTATTGCTATCATCCCCTCGGTCCATCTCATCCAGCACAAACAAAGTCCCCGAGAGCGACGCCGCAAAAAGCCGCCGCTTCCCGCCATAGTCCGACACCAGAAGATGCGAAATCCCCGTCGGGTAAATATCCTTCGATTCCCATTCATTCGTCAGAGCCGACCAGACGAGAATACAATTTGGCAACTCCGAGTCCCCCACCGGCACCGCCAGCCAATAGCGATTATCAAACCACGCCGCGCTCGAGCGGTGCATGGCCGCATCATTGACATCATCCAGCAGATCCGTGATCCCGTCCGAGAGCGGCACCTGCATCCCGCGCACCTTATAGTCCGAGTAATTCAGATCCATGCGGTAAACCCCCTGATCTGCGAGAAAATAAATATACGGTCCCGCCGTCACCACCGAGCGTCTGGCCCGGCAACCCACCTCCGTCGTCAGCAGCTCGATGAATGAATCCGTCGTGCTCATTGCCGTGCCGTCCAGAGTCGTCGTCACATGCGCCCGATAGATCGAGTTCCGCATGAACACCAGCACATCCCTCTCCGCAAAAGGATGCAGCGCCATGATCCGGTCTGCGCTGCCCGCATTCGCGCGCCAGGTCTTCAAGATCGGGTCATACGTTTCATAATCCAGCACATCAGACACCAGCACCGTGTCCTGCGCCGGCGTCGGTACGAACACCAACTGATTATTAAAATACGCAGCGATCCCCGTGCTCCGCAGCTTCGAGTAAGATGCCCCCAGCGGGTGACTTCCCCCCGCCACCACCGTGAATTCCGACCCCTCGCCATTCCAGACCATCGGCGGCCGCACCTTTCGCACCGTGACCGATCCCGTGGCCGGAGTCGCCGGCTCATTCCCGACCACGAAAGTGATCGTGTTCGCATCCGCCACCGTGGCCACATCGAATTCCGCCAGCCAACCCGCTTGCTCCGCGCCCTCCACCGCCACCCGGTCCGAAGTCGTGAAGCCATGCGCCAGAGTAAACGTGGCCGTCGCCGTCGTGCCCGCCCGAGTCAGCGTCACCGCCACCTGCGGCGCCCATTCCCCCAGCAGATCCCGCGCCCGCAGCACAAACAGCCGATCAAACGCTTGAATCACCGTCACCTCATCATCCACCTCCACGATCTGGCCACTAGGGAAAGGACGCGTCACCAGCGTCTCACCCTCCCGCCAGAGATACGCCGAGTCCGAACCCACCAGCACCACATACTCCCGACCATGCAGAGTCACCGAAGACTTCGGAGAAGAAAACACCCCTGCCGCAAAAATCCCGCCGCTATAACTATTCCGCACCCCCGGGCCCCACGTCACCACGATCGTCCCCGTGGCCGGAGTCGTCGGAGTTCCAGACACCTGGAAAGTGAACGCATTCACGCCCGTCACCGTCACCGAGAAATCCCCATTATACTCCGTCTGAGTCGCCCCCTCGATCGCCACCTGTTGACCCGTCGCGAGGCCATGCGCCGTCGCCGTCACCACAGTCACCGTAGTGCCCACCCGAGTGATCCCAGCCCCCAGCAGCGGGCCCACGATCATCGAGATGGTGCCACCGGCAGGAGAAGCCGGGAATCCGACCACCTCATATTCGAAAGCATTCACGCCCGTCACCGTCACCGAGAAATCCCCATTATATTCCGGCTCAGTCGCCCCCGCGATATTCACCGTATCGCCCGTCGAGAGGCCATGCGCCGTCACCGTAGCCGTCACCGTCGTGCTCAGCCGCACCAAGCTCGTCACCGACACCGGCGACTCCAGATCAAAATCCAGCACCAGGCCCGCCAGCAGCGCCAGCACATCACCCAGCACAAAAGGCAGAGTCAGCGGCACCGATCCGGCGTTCACATCCTGCGCCAGCCGCTTTGCCCCCTTGCGCACCTCCGCCCGCCCGCGCACGAAACGCATATTCTGCGCATACGAGGCCACCCCTTCAGGCAGCGTCAGCGCATCAGGCCGCGAGCGAAACCCCGACCATCCGGCGTCCCCATCCCGCGAGATTTCACTATCAAGATCCATCACCATAAAATTAGAAAATCCCCTTTCCCGAGGCCACCCTGATCCGCAGAGCCGCCAGCATATCCCGTTCCGTCATCCCCCGCGCCCAATCCGGGCGCACCTGGAAATGCGGTTCATCCTTGATCGACTTCCAATCCCCGCCCCATTCCAGATCCAGCGAGCGCCCCAGCGCCCCCAGCTCCTTATAGCGAGCGGACTCCGCCAGATACCGCGGCCCCTCAAAAAGCCCGATATCCCAAGCGATCCCAAAATTATGATTCGACTGCCCGCCGCGGGCATTCGTCACCCGTCGCCCTGGCACGCCCTTCCGGCCCTGAGCGTAAAGCGCATCCTGCTCCTGATACGATCGAGTCCCCGAGATGATCCGCACACAAATCCCATGCACAGCCATCAGCCGCTTCGCAGCTCCCAGAAAAACCCGCGCCTGCCGCGCCGCCTCCGGATGCAACGTGAGCAAATTGCCCTCCGATCGATCATCAAACTTTTCCATCTAAAATCTCCTCCTTGAGCCTCGCGCCATGCGCCTTGATCTCCGCCTCCGTCAGCTGCACCAATCCATCCAGCGAATCCGACCGCGCATCATCCATCCCCGGGAATTGAGCCAACTGCACATCCAGCTCCACGAAGCGAACCCCCGGAGCATTGCGGCAGAAATACCGGGCCACATCATCCTGACACTCCGACATCGCGCCGAACACCAGCGGAGCCCAGCCCAGCATTCCGGCCCGGCCAGGCAGCGGATCAGGGCAAACCTGCTTACCCGTGCCGATCGACACCACCAGCAGCTCCTCATCCGGCCACAGGCGCCAGCCCTCATACAAAGCCGAGGCCGCCGGATTATTCGAATGATTGCCCCCATCCAGATACCGATACTTCTCCCCGGCATAAGCCAGTTCGAACTCCGGGAAATACGTCTGCGCCGAAGACGAAGCCGCCGCCGCCGCCCAAAGCGGAAAATTCTTCCACCATGGCTCCCAGCTCTTAGCGAAGACCGCCTCATTCCGCACCGCGTCCACCGTCGGCATGACCACGCGGCCCTGCACATCGCCCATCGATTCCGAGCCGATACAGGCCCGCAGCTCCGCAATCAGCCCCCGGTTATCATACCGGGGCGCAAACACCCCAAAATCCAGCCACCCCTTGCGGAAAATCTTCGGCCCCGATTCATAATAAAACCGCAACATCTCCAGCGCCGAAGGCCGTCGCTCAGAGACCGCCATCCCCGCGAGGATTGCACCCGTAGAAGTCCCCTCGACAAGATCAAAACAATCCCGCACCGGAGCACCGAACCAACGTTCCAGCTCCACCATCCAGCGAGCCGCCATCACGCCGCGCATCCCGCCACCAGAAATAGAGAGGATCCGTTTCATTTGTCCCCAAGCGTCCTCCCGTACAGTTCCTCCGAACCAAAAATATTATAAGTCGAAAAAGTGCGAACCGCCGGGAGCCGATACCCCACATAAGCCTCCCCATACGCCGCCTCCGCCCCGATCGGGAACGTCGCCTCACAGCCAGAGACCGCCACCGCCATCACCACCACCGCCAACAAACTGAGAACCGCCCGCGCCACCGTCATCAGATCAATTCTTTCCATAGTCTTGCCCTCTCGATTGCCGCATATTCTCCAGCTCCTTAGTATTCCGCTCCACCGCCAGAGTCAGAGCCGTGAGAGCGATACTTTGCTGCATGCCCACCGAAGACTGCCCCTCAAACGCCTCCGCCACCCGCACCGTCAGATCCCGTTGCAGCACGTCCTGCGCCTTGCTGTCCGTATAAACTCGCTCCAATGCCACCGACAGCAGCGCCGCAATCACCACCCAGGCCCCAAACTTTCCGATGGCCCAGACCACCAGCGCCGGCCAACTATTGATCGGCACCGTCAATTCCTGCGGAGTCGAGCGTTCCGCTGCCTCATAGATCTGATCCTGGCTCATGGGAATTCCTCCGGCTCCGGCAACAATGCCTGCAATTCTTCCTCTGTCAGTTCCTCAACGCCGGGAAGGTCTCCATTTGCGTATGCAGCGGACAGTCGAGTTTCCCAGAGCGCCCGGAATGCCATCCGGCTATCGGTCAAGATTTGGCCTGTGATTGTCGTGGGAAATGATGCGGCCCGTTTGCGAGTGCGTGCAGTGTCGTCCCAATGCCCGCCGATGGTGCGGACGATATTGTTACCCTCTGGCAAGTCATCCCCGAACGCAGCAAGCAGTTGCGGAAACATCGTCGGGACAGATTCCGCTGCCACCGCGATAATTCGATATTGGGACTCGAAGCTCATGGCAGTCCGAGACCTTGGCCGATGGTTTCTTTATAAAGGTCGCGGATTGCTGTCAACTGAGGACCGCTCAAGTCAGTTTTGAATAACGCAGCAATCGCTACGTCTCCGTTAAAGTGGCTGTTGGCGGAACCGGGAGAATTTAAGATATTAGCACCAATTCCCGGCGATGAAGTTAAGGTAGACCCAAGTCGATAATCACCAGAGATCGTTTCTATTGCCGAAGAATTAATATAGCTTGTTGCGCCAGAAGAGTTGTTAGAAAAAGCACCTGAAAACCAAAGATTATTCGTGGCAGGTCCAGTTCTAACCCCGAGGGAACTCGCATCCTCTTTCCAAGAAACATTTCTAAGTCTAGTATCGCTGTTTCCGTAAATCCCCACGACACTACCTTTCCCGTTTCCCATTCCGAACAGAACAAGGGACACTTCAGAGCTGTTAACATATTTTCCAACAGAGAACATGGAGAATGAATCCAAGGGCTCGATGCTGTTTGGTGTCAAAATACGTGTGGAAGACGCTGCCAGAAACGAAATCCCATCCGCGCCCCAAGTCGGCCCATTGACCAGCGTCCCATTGTAAGTCCCGAGCCCGCCCAGCGAATACGCCGTCGTGCCAGTGCCTGCGTTCTGCGCCGACCGCAGCGGCCAGCAAACCATTTGCTCCCAGAGGCCCAACTGCTTCACTCCCCGAGCAAACGTCGAGATCTGCGCCTTTGCAGTCGGGTCAGTCACCCCGGCCGCTGCGAAATACGCATTCGCGTCCGGGTCATAGCCCCCGGCCGAAAGCGAATGCAAAGAAAGTGTCGGCGCCAGGATCATTCACTTATAAGCGATCACTGAACCCGAGTGCAGTTGCAGAGCCGTGAAGCTGCCAAAGAGAATCGTCCCCGCCGGGATCGTGGCCGCACTGCCCGAAGTCACATTCGCCACCCCTGAGACATTCCCTGTCAGAGTGTGAAATTTCGCATCCGCGATCACCTGCACCGCAGACACCGCTCCCGCATGATTCGCCGTGTCGCCGTAATAGGCCCCGCCTCCCGTTCCATTAGTAACCAAAGCATTCATATATTTTTCTTCCTTCCGATTTGTAAAAGATCCCCGCGTCTCCGCGTCTCCCCTTCTCCGTGTCTCTCTTCCTAGCCTGTCCGCACGCCCCAGCGCGCCACCTGTCCTTGCTTATGTGCCAGCTTGCAAAATTCATCATCCAGCGCCTGGTAAGCCCGCCTCAGCTCCCGCTCTGCCTTGTCCTGCTGGCCGTCCTCAGCCAGCGAATCCGAATAAGCCGCCCGCTCAGCAAAGCGCGACAACACCCACGGCACCGGCTGCAAAGCCCAGGCCGCATTATCCAGCGCCGGCGCACTGCCAGTCGTTCCGACCACCGCACGCCAACATTCCTTGGCGTAAAAAATTAAATCTCCCGTCACATAAGCCGCTTCGGCCGCCCAAGGCGTCGCGCGAAACTCCGACACCTGCAAAGAAAACTCCACCCACACCTCCGCCGGCGCATCATCCGCCACGAGGATCCCAACCTCCGTCAGATCAAACGCGACCGCCAGAGCCTTCCGATCCAGTCGCGGGTTCCGGTCCCACACCTCCACCACCTCGCTGATCGGAGTCTTCCCGACCTGCTCCAAGGCGATCGCATGGACAAACGTATTCGTCGCCATCCACTCCGCGCTGCCCGCGGCGGGCTCACCCGCCGGCGCATTCGTCAAAGCCTGCCAATAAGCATTTGCGTGATACAAAATCTGACCACTTATGATCTCCGCTTCCTCCACGTCGGACCATCGCTCGCAATACACCCGCGCCTCCAACGCCGTAGTGTCCGGCCAATAGTATCCCTCCCAGGCCTCGCGGATCCGATCCCCCAGATACGTGGTCACCGCCCCGAGAATCAAAAGATCCGTCGTATCCACCGCCACCCCCATCCGGGTCAGCGTGCTTTCCCGCAACCGCTCGAACGTAAGCGTGCGCATCAGGCCGCCCCTCCAAATCGATTGACCAACAAAATTCCAGGCGTCCGGACACTCCCACTTGCAGGTTGAGAGTTGGGCGTTGAGAGTCGAGCGTTCCCCGCCTTCATCCCATCCACGCTCACCATCGTCTTCGTGGCCACACTCTTCACCCGGGCCTCTGGATTATCCCGGAGAAATTCCCGTCGAAACTGCTTATCCGACCAGCAATCATACCCGACCCGCTGGCCCCAATAATGATAAGCGTCCGCCGCGATCGACATCGTCTTTTGGCCGATCCCTTCACACCACGTTTGCTCCGGCTGCCGCACAGCGATATCGCGTTGCGTCTGAAAAGCCATCACCTCCCGCATGTGCCACCCACGGGAAAACTCGTCCATCACCTGCCGGGGGAGATCCCCCGGCAGGGTCAGAACGGCTTCTGCAAAAGTCTCTTGTCCAACCAAAGACATCCAGACCTTTCCTTACCCGAGTTGATGCAGCGGGGTCACGTTCAGGTAGATCCACACCTCGCCCGCAGTGAGCAAAGAGAGATTCCCACCCGTCGCAGTGAAGAGCGCCGTGATCGTGGCATTCTCCTGGAAGACATGGCCCGTGCGCAAAGTGGCGAAAACCGCCCCATTGCCGTCACCGGCCAGCACTTCCGTGGCGTCCACATGGATCTCGTAAGCGTCAAGGAACGCATCCGGATCATCCGAGCCCGCCGCCAGATCATAGCCCACATCCAGCGACAAGGCGCTGGTCGCACCGCCATCGAAGGGAGTCGGCAAGTAAAATGCCGCATCGCGAACGAAGTGTCCATGAATCAAGTTTGTCACCAGATTCAGAGTTTTAGTTGTTGCGGCCGTGTCATTGAGATCCGCCGCAGTGATCACCGCCTTATGAGTAAACCCATTGGACAGTTCCTGCACCGAATCGAGAGAAATAAGTTTCATAATATTTTTTCTTAACTCAGGGCGGCCCGGTTTGCACCGGACCGCCCTGAGTTAAATTTTCTTTAGGGAGCGAATTTGCCGCCCGCAAGAGGGTTGAGGTGGAGCAACGACGCCACCGCGCGAATCAATTCGCGAGGTCCGCCACCGCCATCCTGGAGAGGGATCCGTTCGGGAGCCCCGAGGAAACCGATCTGCACCAGGTCGAAGTCAATCGCGTAGCCGCGTTGATTCCGCACATCGGCATCCGCGCTATCGCGAGCCAGCCAATCGCTGGGCACCAGCTCGAACGTGCCGAAGTCGCCTTCGTAACTGTCGATCGTGTCCATCAACTTCTTCGACTCCGCGTTCTGCATCATCACCTTGATCGCGCTGGCCACATTCGTGTTGCCAAATTGCGTTTGGGTCAGCTTCGAGAAGCGCGAACGCAGAGTCATGCCCGCGAGCAACGACATCCGTTTCACCTTGCCGGTCTGGCTCCACATGCTTTGCAAAACCGCGTTCACATCCGTGTCTGCGAGGGTTGCCGTGGCCGTGGTGGAAATGCTCCCGGTCGGCGTGCGATACGCTTCAGGGATCGGCAGATCCGTCTGCGCCGCAGACTGGAAATATTTCCCCAGGCCGCGCGTCCGGTAAGGAGCCTCGCCCACCTGTTGCTGCGACTCACGGTCACTGCAAAAAGCGCACTCCATGTCACGCTTGAGAGCTTCCAAGGCCTGAGCGACTGCCCGGGCCATCTCCTTTTTCTTGCCCACGCCTGCCACATTGCTGATCTTTTCCGCCAGGAACGAGACCATCGGCTTGCGCTCGAAGATTTGCACACGGGTCTGGAGCATCGCTCGACGCTCCGCCATGTTTTCGAAGACAGTTGCATCTTTGCCATCCAAGACACCGTCGAAGGAAGGTTCCGGCAAGGCGTCTGCCTGCCATTCCACCAGAGTATTCTCCGGCACGAATCGTTTATTGGCCATGGAGGTAAACGGATAAGTCTTCGCGTCGATCAAGCTGATGACATCGAGCTTATGCTCCCGCTTACCCACCTGAGCCACTTCTAGAAGTTTAGCCATAATATTTTAATTAGTAAGGTTTTGTGGTTGCTTGCTCAGAACACCTCGCCGCTCTCGATCGCCGCAGCCAGGTCATTGACCGTGCCAGACTTTCTAAAAGCGTCGTTTGTTCTGGACGATCGCGCTTGCTGCTGCGTGGTCGCCGGGGCTGCCGTGGGCTTTACCGCCCGGGCCGGGGCCTTCTTCGGTTGCACCTGCGTGGCTTGCGCCTTGCCCGTGTCCGTCTTCAGTCCCTTTACCTCTGCGAGCCGCGCCGCCATTCCGCGGATTGCGTCTCCGATAATGAGCCGGTAATTCGGCAAATTCAGGATCTGGGGATTTTGTTTGATAAAGAGATCAGCGATCTTCGACTCCTGAGAGTCGCTTTTGAAGAGCTGCGGATACACCTGGCGCGCATTCGCATCAAATTGCGTCTGCGCCTTCAGCATTTCCTTTCGAGCCGGGGCATGGCGATTAATCACCGCCTCCGCGTAGCGCTTCCGCTGGCGGACCTCTTTGGCCTCCAGCATCTGCGTTCCCTCCGCGGTCTTCACCTCAGCACCATCGGCGTTTTCTTCGCACCAATCCCGCACGGCTTCCATCTGGCTCACATAGGCATCCACCTCTGCGGCCGTCCGTTGATCCGCCAGCGGAGAATCCGCCGTCGGTGCCATCACCGGGCTTTGTGCAGTCGTCAGCTTCGTGTTCAGATCCTGATTATCCGTCTCCAGGGCTTGCACCCGGGAGGCCGAATCTTTCAGTCTGCCCGTCAGCTTATCGACACGCCTTTGCAGCTTCTTCACCGAGCGCGGCTTATCATCCGCGCCCTGGTCATCGCTTTCATCCTCATCGGCATCATCCCCGGATTCATCATCCGCGTCGTCATCCGATCCATCTTCACCGTCGCCGTCGCCGTCACCGTCCGCCTCGCCAGCTTCATCGCCGCCGCCATCGTCCGTTTCGTCGCCGTCGTCGGCATCATCGCCGTCGTTATCGCCGCCAGCCGAGAGATTTCCGCCGCCAGCATCGCTGCCGCCGGCTCCGTCTCCCGCATCATCCGCATCATCAACCTCGCTGCCTGATTCGACGGGAGACCCGCCCAATCCCAGTTCCGAGTAAACCTCGGCATCAGAAGGCATTTCGCCGGAAGATTCCGGGCTTTGAGTTTGCGTCGCAGATTGTTCGTTTATTTTCATGGAAATTGTCTCTTCCAAGTTGATTGACAATCCCTGATCTCCACTGAGCGCGACTTTCAGGGAAAGCAAAAGCCGCGTGGCTGTTCTTCACATGCCACGCGGCCAAAATAATGAAAATGCTTCGTGTTCCTAACGGACCCAAACGAACCCTATTTGACCTAACAAAGGTCTATTCAGGGAGTCTTCAGCATAGCCTCATCCATTCGGGATCCGGGGCCGTCCAACATTCGATCCCGTCGTTCAATCGTCGAAGAATCAACGGAAACCCATACGCCGCCGCATACTCGATGAGCATAAAACCTTTAGTGTTCCTTGATATTTCAATCTCGCCGGGCGTCATGATTTCCTGAAGCCGCTCGATCAATAATTTGTCAATCATATTCAACCCTTCCGCCACTCATCCCGCCCGGGCCTTCCAATCATCGCCCTCATCCGGATCTTCCGAGCGGGCCTCCGATGCAATTCGCAAGCGTTCCACCTGCCGGTGCGCCATGCCATAAGCCGAGTTAAATCCGCCGCCCCAATGCGTAAAAGTCGCGCTATCCGCCTCATCCCTGCCAGCTTCGCACGTCAGCACATAGCCGTCGAAATGCTCCCCCAGCAGATCCGTGATCATCTCGAGAACTTCACTCTGTTTCTCGGTCACAGCGTTTCAGAGCGGGCCTCCTCAATCCACCTTTGGCAACGCCGACCCCACCGCCGGTTCCGCGTGGGCCCATTGCTGCAATTCCACAATGCTTTGCCCCAGCCACTCCATCCCGCCGGCACAATGCGCCAGCGCCCCCGGTTCCGTGGCCGTGCGAGGGTTGCTCACCTGGCTTGTCACATTGTCATATTGCGCCAGCAGCACCTGCATCGTCGCCTCCCAGAGCGGAGAAGCCGCCGCCGAGGCAAACGTGGCCCGCAGCTCCGCTTCGTCCATACGTCTGGACCGAATCCCCACCGGCACCGCCCGCGCCGGATCCTCGTGGCCCAACACCGCCCGCAAAACTCTTCTCCAATAATATTTCATGTATCTCAGCCTTTCAGTTTCTTTCTTCTCTCCGGGTCTGTCAGCCCAAAGCAGGCACCGCCCCCAGCCGCCCGATATTTGCGTTCTGCTCCTGCTGCACCTGGAACTCCAAATGCTTCATCCGCGCCTGGAGCATCGCCAGCGATGTCGGCTTATCCTGCAAAGCGGCTTGAATATCCGGATTCCGCTGCAAGATGTCTTGGAGCACCCGCAGGCGGAGCGCAAAGTTTTGCCCTCCCTCGCGCATCGCGGGTTCCGTGCCGGCCATAATTTTCGTGAACGCATCCTGCTCCTCGCTCGTCTCCCGGTCATTGGCCACCTGCACATCCATCACCGCCTTCGCCCCCAGCATCGGATCGATCGAGCGCATGGCCCACTCAGTGATCACCGGGCGATTCACCACGCTCTGCGTATCCATCGCCAGCACCTCCTTCATTACGTTGAGCTTCTTGAGCACATACTCCATGTTCAGATCTGCGGCATTGAAGTCCAGGAGCACATCATACTCCGCGCCCTCTGGGTAAGCCTGCCCCGTCACCCGCTGAAACTCCTCCGGCATATACTGCCCGACCAAGGCCAGCGTCATCTTCGCGGCCAACTGCAATCCGCCCAGCCACTCATCCACCGTCGCCTGCTGATAAAGCTGCGAGCGGGCAGGATTGACACCCTCGGCCAGCCGCCCAAAGAAATTATCCACATCCAGCCGCACCTGACGCTCCAGCGCCACCGTGTCCGGATCATGCTGAGGCGTCCTCATAAACGAAATCTCCCCCGGCCTCCGCATCGGCACCCGCACCGCCGGGCCGAACATCAGCTTGTCATCCTTCCGCGCCATCGGCACCTCCACCGGCGGGAGAATCGTGATGCTCAATCGGTCTGAGCGGAAATCCCGTAGATTCTTCAGTTCCTGTTGATGCGTCTCCACCAGAGAAGGCACGCTCCGATTTTCGATCAAGAGCCGTTCCGTACGATCGCGGGAGAAATACACAAAAGGAAACAACCCATGCGCATAATTCAGATCATACTCCGCCAGAGGATCCTCCATCCCCGGCACAAACTCGGTCACCCGGATCTGCTGATACCCCTCCGCATCCACCACCTTGCGGTACACGCAATACAGTTCCACCAGATCCTTCATGTCATCCACTGCGCTCTTATTAGCCACCTCGATCTTGATCGCATTCATCAGCGTTGAGCCCTTTTGCTTGAGCGCCTCATCCACCAGCGCCGGATCATAATCATCCGTCACGATCCGGCCCTTCAGCTCCGCCTCCGACATCGGATTGCGCCAGGCAATCCACGGAGCCCGCTGCAAGTCCACCGTATTGGCCGGGAAGAAGACATCCCGATACACCCGGCCCGCCGTCCAGAGCGGTTGCTTGCGCGCCGTGTAAAACTCCGGCACCACACACGTGCCCGTATCGCGCAACTTCACCGCCGCGCGCTTCGCCTGCCGGGGCTTCAGATCCGAGAAGAGCGTCTGCAACCAAGCCCCCGCCTCATTCTCCATCGTGGGATCCAGCAATGCCGCAAACCCCGCCGCGAGCTGCATCGCCTGGTCTGCCAGACCCTCATCGTCCGGCATCTGTGCGGCCGCCTGTTGCACCTCCGTCACTGCGGCCACGATCTCCTCAATCTCCACCGTGCGTTTTCGAACCCGCTGCTCCTCATCCCAGGTCACCGCCAGCACGGCGCATGAATAAGTCTCATCCCAATTCGCGAGCAGCGGGATCTCACGCCGCAAATTCTCCTGCATCAGCGAACCCATCAACCAGCGCATAAAAGTCGTCACCGCGCCGGCCGCCGCCGTGTCGCCACTTTCCACCGGAGCCGCCTGCAAAAGCGCGCGTTTCATCGCGGCGCGCTTGATCCGCACATTATCATTCACCACCTCATCCGCCAGGCGGATCCGGGCATCGCTCGCCCCCTCCCAGGGAAACGGTTCTGCGTCCAAATTCTCCGCGCGCTTCTTGCCGTCGTCGCTTTGCCCCGTCCAAAGACATTGCCGCGTCTCATAATCCGTCGCGCATTGCCGGATAAAAGATCCTCCGTCCGTGATCGAGCTTTCAATCTCCGTCGCCAATTCACTCACACTCAATTCTGCCGTATCGCTCTCATTCATGATTCTGATTTCCGTTTTTGTTAAATTTCGCCCAATAGCACCGCCCGGACATGTTCACGCGGATAATACGCCCGGCTGTCCTCCCGGAGATGTCGCCCCACAATGATCCCCGCGCGCACCAGTTTCTTAAATTCGGCCAGCGAGATTCCGGCCCACTCCAAAACATCGCGGCGGCGCAGCAGTAATTTCTGAGGTTCTTTTCCAGGCATAAACGGTTTCCTTTTAGTATGACGCAGCTTGTCAAGCCCCTTTACAAACTTCCGCAGCAAGAGGGCAAATCATGCCAGGAACCTTGCCAAAGACTCCGCCAAGCGAGTCCGGCCCAGAGTTTTCCAGGGTTTTCCGTTAGCCATCACAGAGACCTGATTCACCGCCGCACCTCTTCCGTTCCAAATCTGCAAACGGTTCGTCTCCCCGGTTCGGGGATCGGTAATCGTGACGATTTTCATCAGGACATCCTTGCGGCGAGCGCGCTCCCATTCCTCCTCCTCCGAGAGCGGGCGAGTCGCCATTTCCGCATGACGGACAACCCAGCCATTGATCGCGCGAGTTCTGGCCTTCTCGCTCATCCGCTTGATTATCCGGCGTTTATACGCCGAGCTCATTTTCGGCAACCTTGGGAAGATGGGATAACTGCCTGTTCGACAAAGAAATGAGTCTCCCCCGTAAATCACCCCACATAAAATATGAGCAAAAAACCAACAAACGCCGGTAAAGCATGGACGCCAAAAGCCGTCCAAGAAGTGAA